GGGCCACGGTGTAGGCCTGTTTTGTTTGAGCGTTGCGGACGGTGTAAGCCATAACTCAAGGTTGCAAGGTTCACGTTTGGGGCTCGTCAGAGACCCCTAGAGAGGCCAGGAAGGCCTCAGTAGGAGATTCAACGCTGTGCCACCCCTCAACCGTGGAAGGGTGGCAACAACAGGTCAGCGGAAGGCCTTGCCCGACTGGCCGCGGCTCAACAGGTGGCCGTTTTGAACGCCAGCCAAGAACAGCTTCATCTGGGGGGCGGTGCAAGGCCCGCTTAGGTCATCACCTGCCCCGGCGTCGTTGACGATGCGGAACAGGTGGTAAGAGCTGTTCTGGCGCACAAGGCGCAAGGCCCCAACAACGAAGCCCTCAGGGCCAGCGTGGAACTGTTGAGGCAGATCCAAAGCGTCGTTGACGCAGGACAGGCAGTACTGGAGATGGGCAACGGTGATGCGGGCCATTGGTCTCGGTTGCAAGGTTCACGTCAGCAGGCACTGCTGCCTGATCCATCAATGAAAGCACACGCTGCGCGTGGTGTCAACAGTCCCCACCCAGCAACAAGCCCAGCAACAGGCCCCGCAGTGTGCCCTGGTGAACCATCAACACCTCACTCCCACTGCCCCACCCTTGGTTGCATTTCGAGCGGACTGCGCAAAACCACCAACACACACCCATCAACCGCTCACCCAGCTCCGCTGGTTTCAACAGTCACTCACCCCCTGGCCCTCTCCTTTACATCTAATTAGTGAGATGTAGGGCAAGGTGCCACAACGCTAAGTGAGCAGTGTGCGCAGCACGCTGTGAACGCGGCGCGTTGTGAGCACCCTTGGCCGTACATCCCTCACTCCTTCTCTCATCTCCCTTTGTCTTGTTGTTCTTTCTTCTTCTTTCTTTCTTCTATTAAAGAACTAAAGAACATCCATTGATGTATCTATCGAGTAGGGCACCAAAAGGAACCACAACTCTCCTTGTTGTTCGTCGAGTGGGAGGCTTTTGTTGCCTCCCACTCTCCTACAACAAGGGAGCTGTGTTCCCTTTCGGATACATCTCCCTCATCATTCGATGTTGAGTTCCTCTTCTCTTATCTCTTCTCTATCTCATCTCCCCCCTTATCTCCCCCTGTATCTCTCCTCTCTCCTCCTGTTAGTAGGTGTTGGTCGGTGTATACATGTGATCATACATTGTTGCATGAGGGTAACAATGAGAGTAACCAAGATCTCATTGGTTGAGGTGTTGGTTGCATTGAACCGGATTGCTAGTCCGCTCAGAACCCTTGCCCTCACTCACCCCACGCAACCACCCTCTGGTGCGTGTTCCCTACCCCCCGTGGGGGGAAGCTCCCTTGCGCGTGTATGCGTAGAGCCGCTCATCAATTAGGAGCGGAGAAGGCCGCTGCGAACCGCGGTGCGATTCGACGTTGCGAGAGAGGCGAGTGGGGAGCCGCCCGCGATGTGGAGAGGGGAGCGAAGCGGACCCAAACAAGAGATGGGCGTGATCGTAATGGAAGCCTAAAATGGGAATGGTGTCAAGGGTTGACTTGGTTTGATAGGGTGAGTGGGTAATGGGGGATGATTGTGACAGTGCGGGTTGGTGGTGTTGAGAGGGCGAGGGGGGATTGGAAGGTGATAGAGGAATGGAGGTTGAGGGTGGCGGGGATGAGTGTGAGTGAATGCAAGGCGATGATCAGGAGGATGAGGGAGAAGGAGGCGAGTGGGGTGAAGTGGAATGGGAATACGTTGAAGGTGTATGGGTTATTGAAGGAGAGGATGCAGTTCTTGATGGATCAGCAGGGAGTGAGGTTGAGGAAGGTGTATGCGGAGGGGAAGCGTGAGGATGACGAGAGGGCTGAGCTGAGGATTTTGGAGGAGTGCGATGACTGGGACGGGAGCCCGAAGCTGTTGAGTCCTGAGGAGAGGAAGGGCGGGAGGCCTAGTTGGGAGGAGGATTTGAAGAGGAGGCGGGAGTGGGGCCAGAGGCAGAAGGCGAAGCGTGAGGCCAGGAGGCACTGGTGAACTGGACGGAGATTCTGAAAGCGGCAGGAGTCCCGGAGCCACCAGGGCGTGAGGAGCTACTGGCGCGGATTAGAGCTGAAAAGGAGGCAGTGATGTTGCGTGATGGTGACACCGTTCAACCATCACGCAAACGCAAGCGCAAGAAAGCCCCCAAGCGGTGAGGCCTGGGGGCTTTCAAGCGTTATGCTGATGGTTGCCACCACTCAACATGACTATGGCAAGTCTACAGCACACACAGCCTGAGGCCCAGGCTCTGACGCTCGTTCGCAAGACAATCCCGCTCGGGCCGGCGCAGCTTGATGGCTTCATGCTGCCTGACGGGCACTTCCGCCAAGGTCTTGGCAGCACGGGCCGGGCGATTGGGCGTGATCACAGGCGAGTCTCACGAGTAATCACAGAGCTTCTCGCGCCGGGGGCAAAAGCCTTGCAGGGCAACGAGTCTCACTTAGAAAAGGCTTCTACCGCGCCGGGCAGCCAAGAGCCTGTGATCAAGGTAGTCGGTCGGCCTGAGAGCCTGCTCAGCCTGCCGTTTGCCCAGAAGGTCTGGTCTTACGAGGCTCGCTATGCCGTCCGAGACGCGGAAAGGACCCCGAACGCTGACCCCAGGTTGATCGCCCAAGCTGCGGCCAGCCAGGAAATGGCGTGGCAGCTGATCGACATGCTTGCCGGCGTCAGCCTTGAACGCAGTTACCAGGAGGCTTTCGGTGTTCAGGACAGCCGCAGCCAGGAGGACAGACTGCTGGACTTCTTTATTGACTGGAACATTGGGAAGTACAGAGTGCTTTTTGATAGGGAGTTTCAGATCCAGTTCAAGCGCGTGACCGGCCATGACATCAATAGTCCGTCTAAACATGTGAAGTTCATCATTGCCAACTTCTTCTACAACCGGCTTCCCGCTCAGGTTTACGAGGCAATCATGGAGTTGAACCCTGTTGAAGCTGACGGCTACCGCAAGCACAAGCACCATCAACTGCTGTCGGACAACGCAAAGCTGCAGGTGGCACTGCCGATCATCAGTTCCCTCAAGGCCTTCATGGTCCAATCTCCATCGGGCGACGTTCGGTTCGTGAATGAGGCCATGGACAAGCTGCACCCGACCCAGCGTGGTCCAAGGCGAAAGACAAGTCATGCCAGGTACAACCAGATGTCCTGGTGCTGATCTGTTGTTGACACCGTTCACTAGCCTCGGGAGACCGGGGCTTTTTCATGTCAGCAACCAATCTGTCGTTGATGCAGTTCTGCACGCTGCTGATGCGCGAGACGTGCATGGTGACGGACGAGGGAGGGCTGACGCCAGTACAGGCGCAGATTTGCGACTACTTGGAGAACGGTCCGAAGAGGCGAGTGATCGCAGCGTTCAGGGGCTGCGGGAAGTCAACGCTCAGTGCGATCTACCTGCTGTGGCGGCTGTATAAGAACCCGAATGAGAAGTGCCTGATTCTGTCGGCATCCATGACGCGGGCGGAAGCCATGACGGCATGGATGCTCAAGACAATCAGTGAGGTGTCGTGGCTGAGGCACATGCAGCCCAACAGCTACGACGGACGGTATTCAAAGATCAACTTTGACGTTGGGAACTGTTCGTTCATTGAGCAAAGTCCCTCGGTGAGAGCTGCTGGGATACAGGGACAAATTACGGGCTCTCGTGCCAGCATCATTCTGGCTGACGATGTGGAGACAGTCAGCACTGCGTTGACCCAAGTGCAGCGAGAAAAGCTACGCAACGCATTGAATGAGCTTGAGGCGATTCTTAAAGTCGAAGACGGCGCAGAGATCATCTACCTTGGCACTCCTCATACAGCCACAGATTCGATTTACTTTGCGTTGAAGCGTGAGCTGTCTTACGACATGCGCATGTGGCCCGCTCGGGTCCCCGTTGATCCGACTCCCTATGTGGGGTCTCTGGCTCCATTGATCGAGAAGCGGATCGGCGTAGCGAATGGGCGCCCCACTGACACTCGATTCACGGAAGACGAACTGCTGCAGCGTGAGCTAAGCATGTCGCCAATGCAGTTTAAATTACAATTCCTTTTAGACGCAACATTGTCAGACATCGAGCGGTATCCGCTGCGTTGTGCTGACCTGATGGTGATGACCATCGACCAGCACTTGCCTGAGGTGGTGGTCTACGAGAAGGCGAAGTACCTCGCGTTGGATGACCTGCCCTGTGTTGGCATGGCCCATGACCCACGCTTCCATCGACCTGCTCAGGTTGATGGCACCGTCCCTGTTGATCAGGTGCCAACCGTCATGGCCCTGGACCCCAGCGGCGGCGGCAGTGATGAATTTGGTTGGGCCGTGGTTAAGGCCTGGGCTGGTAACTACTTCCTTGTTGAATCCGGCGGACGCCTGGGTGGTGTCGGCAACGGGCTCTGGGAAAAGCTGGCGTTGATCGCCAAGCAGCACCACGTCAACGAGATCCTGGTTGAGACCAACTTCGGTGGCCTGGAGGTTTACTCCCAGCTGCTGAAGCCCTACCTCACCAAGATCGGTGCCCAGTGCCGCATCGAACCCATCCGCTCCAACCAGCGCAAGGAGCTGCGGATCATCGACACCCTGGCCCCGGTGCTGCAGACCCACCGGATGATCGTTGATCGGCGCGTGGTGGAAGCCGACGCTGAGATCCTCAAGAACTCAGTGGAGGACAAGGACAGCAGCTACAGCCTGTTCTTCCAGATGACGCGCCTGACCCATGACCGGGGCAGCCTGCTGCACGATGACCGTCTGGATGCCTGGGCCATGTGCATCCAGTGGTTGCAGGAGCAGGCTGCGCAGGATCAACGGGTCAGGCAATCGGCCAGACACACGGAGCTGTTGGAAGCGCACTTCGCTGATTGGACTGGGCACCTGTTGATGACGGCTGACCGGGCAGCGATGGGGATGACGCTGGAGCAGGCCAGGTCCGCTGATGCCCTATCAGGCGGTGGCGCCAGCTGGATCTGATCAGTCGGGGGTCATCATCATCAACTTCTCCAGCTCTTCTGCTGTAGGCAGATGTTGCTGGATCTCCTGCAATGGGACTGATGCTTCCAGTGTTGCGGTGATCTGATTGTCTTTGAGGAACTTCATTGCACGATCCAGGCCCGCAACGCGCTCGCGTGGATCATCCGAATGCAGCAACGACACAATCTCTTGACCAACCAACCCGTGGATTTGAGCCAGCAGGTCTTCCGAAGCTCTGCCCATAGACGTACCCTGTGAGTGTTGTTGACACCATTCAAGCCATGGGACGTGGCAAAGGGAAAGGTGGCGGCGGCAAGAAAGGCTGCTGATCCCTAACTCATGACTTA